ATATACTCAAAGTAAGAGTTCCAGTAGGCAGAGCGCAAGGCTCTGATGAACGACTAGACATCGTTATGGATGTTTCCAAAAGAGAATTAGCAGGTGCTAAGATTCTTATGGCGTATGAAGATGCAGGTAAATCTGTAGTAAAAGGAAAAGAATTGCTAATAAAGAATTTAGATTATACCCCTAAAGAAATGAATATTGTCAACCAGTTGTATCTTGATATGGCTAGTGGAAAGTGGGGAGAAACATTACGCAATGAAAAATTCCAACAAGAAAATCTTTGACCGATATTATTAATAGACAGGTGTATTTTGGGGTAAATGAGGAGATACTATGCCAGCATGTAGAAGTAGTGGAAAATTAACAGCAGATGCTTTAGTCGTGACTGGGAAAGTTAGGGTTGCTAGTTTTTTTGTACAAGAAACTGGCGGAAGCACAGCAGAGATTGCAATATATGATAATACTGCGGCAAGTGGTGATGAAATAGCAAGAGTAAAATTAAGTGCGGGTTTAGGCCACGATGTTGATTTACATGGTGTTATGGTTACTAATGGTGTCTACTTTAAAAAAGTTAGTGGGGCTGCAACATGCTTCATTAACTATTACTAAGAGGCGTTAAGATGGCAGCAATGGATAAAGACACAAGGCTTGTAATGACGATATTGTTCGTAGGGGCGGTATCTGGAACGAATGTATATTTTTATAGTGCGTATGGTGCAGAATTACCATTTTCAAATTTTGCACATGCAGTATTATTTGGATTTTTAACTGTTGGAGGAATCATGGGATTAAAAGCATGTTTTGATTTAGCAGTTAATGATAGAATGGAACTTTGGTTATTAGACCGTAAAATTAAAGTTTATTGGGAAAAGAAACAAAGAGAAACCCAACAAAAACAAAAGATTAGAGAATCTATGAATAACTATGGAATAAGTTATGTTCCTCCACAAAAATCAATTAATCAAGACAATGAAGTACCAAATACATTCTTAGCATCTATCGAACAGTAGGTGTTTTAAATGCCTTTTTTACCATCAATTACTGGCAACGAACAAGTAGCCTATGATATGAGTAGGGCACATTCTGCTGATTTGTTTTTTATTAAAATGAGAGCATGGTTTTGGGGAGTAACTGCTAGTGTTGCTTGTTTCTTATTAGGTCATATGGTTGGCGTACTTGGTATTAATCTATATGAAATGGTGTGGGGTTGGTTTGGTGGTCATTAATGTCATTGATGGCTGGATTTGCTGTAGTTGCTGCTGATATTGCTTTAGGGATATATCATAAATTAAACACTATACCTTTTGGTGTATATGGTGCTACAAGAGTTGGTAAAACAACATTACATAATCAATTAAGAACAAGAGGCGAGGTTGCCGACATTAAAAAAAGAACAGTGGGTTTACAACGAGCCACTAGAAAATCCGTTAAGATAGATGGCGATGCTAGAACTTTAAAAACTGCCGATATAGGTGGGGAGTCAAAGTATTGGGATTTATGGAAAAAAGATATGAAAGATAGAAAAGTAGATTATATTATTTTTGTAATTGATGATAGGCACTTAGAACAAACTTATAATTTAGAAAATCAATTAGCATGGACTTATCTTGTAGATTTAGTTTGTGACGATTATTGGCACATAGGTAAAAAAAGAAAAAAGAAAAAAAAGTTTCCTAAAGCAGTTGGCTTGTGGGCAAACAAATATGATAAGTGGGGAAAGGAACATAATTACGAAGGGCCAATAGAAGAACACCCTATATTTCAGTCATTTAAATATGGGATGCAGCGATTACATGATAAAGGAATACCCACTCACAAGTACATCGTGAGTGCAAAATCCGACCCAGAAATGGTATATCGTGGAGTAATGACAATGATAAAAGACTATTGAGATGATAAAAATGATGCAAGGAAATTATAATGGGGGATTGATTGGAAGTACCCAACACAATCCGTTTGATAGGCCTAGTAAAGTCGCAAGATTAGCAGGGCCAATGATGGAGTACAGGTTTGAAAATACAGCCCCCAAAAAAAAGTTAAAAGAATTAAGAAAAGTTTTGTTACCAGAAAAAAGAAGATTTTTACTTTTGAAGTTTGGTTACAAGTATAACATTCGTAATAGATGTTTAGTATGTGGTTCATGGCATGAGTGGGAAGCATCTGACCCATTAAGGGCTGGTATTATCTTATCAGAAGTAACTAAAGGAAGACCGCTCCAAGGAACATATTGTCCTAGACATGCTAACATGTATAAACAATTTGAAATGCTTCAAGATGAAGTTTTGGCTGACAAACATGGCTTAGAATTTAAAAGATATATTCCTAAGCCGAGAATCCCAATGCTATCACAAGGGCCAATGACTAACCTAAATCAAGCGCAAGTTTCAAGTCTAATAGCCGCAGGGTGGTTAATAGAGCCGCCAAAGGGTACCAAGGAGATTCCGAAAGAACAATACATTAGATTGATGTCGGAGATACAAGGCAAACTAAAACAGATAGAAAATTTAGTAGGAGTGATAGACAATGGTGAGGAGTAGTACATTAAATACAGCATTACAAGGTCAGCAGACAAACACATTCAAAACAATGAATAACTTGTTAACATTACAAGATAATCATGTTGAAGAATTTTTACAATATCATGGTCATGATTTTTTCTTAGGTATAGAGAAATTTTTAGAAGATATTGTAGAAAGAGTCATGAGTCAAATGTTGTCTAAGTTAGAATTCAACGTTGATAATACGAGTGGCACAATGAGATTGAATGAATATTGTTTGAAGGAATATGAGAGAATAACACAAGAAAATATTGAATTAGATATTCAAGCGATTTTAGGTGCTTCATTAAACATGGAAGTAATAAATCAAAGAAGGTTAGCAAAAAATAGTTATTTAGAATCACAAGGATTTAATCCTCAAAGCCCTGCTTCTCCAGCAGGACAAGGAATGCCAGCAAATCAAGGAATGGTGCAAGGTCAGATACAAGGTCAACCTATGGGCGGACAAATGAATCAACAGATGGCTATGCAACAAAATAACCAATCTGGTTATCCTGTGCCACCAGCAGGTTATGATAATTATGGTAATCCATATTGGGTAGACCCCAATACTGGACAGGTTACATATACTGCACCCACTAGTGGTTTAGGTATTGGTCGTGCGGCTCTACAAGGAATTGGTAAAGCGGCTGCATGGGCCAAGTGGTTAGCATGAGTATAACAATAAACATTCCATTCCCAGATAAAAAGGGGTTTGTTGAAAGTAAATTAAGTGTAGATGATATTACAAATCATTTCTTAGATTGGCTTATTGGGTGTTATGATGGTGGAGAAGAAATATGTGGTTTGTTACCATATTATATGACAAACATTGAGGAAGTTTTTTCAGATAAAGAAAATACTAATTTAAACATGACTCAAGATTATTTTAAAAAAGCACTTGATGAATTAAAAAATACTAGAATTGATGAAGCAGTTCAAGAAAGAATAAATAATAAAAAATTAAATTTAGACCTTAATTTAGAAAACCCTAATTTAGAAAATTGGACTTTTCAAGATGTTGATAGTTACAAAGAAGAATTCTTAGGGGCGAAAGATGATAGTGCCCAAATTTTTAATGAACACAGATTTGATAAATCTTTATGGTCTAATCTAGAATATACTAACTCAGATTCTAAATATGAAGATGGTATTTTTTCATACACTGCACAAGCAAAAAGTTCAACTAAAAATTTCTTAACAAAACAAATAGAAAACTCAAAATCTTATTCGAGAGTTAATTGGGTAAGGAGTCAAGAAAAATCAGTTATACTAACTGTGAAAAAATTATCTAAAGATTTCCTCAAAGATTTGGGTGAAGCCACACTAGATGCTAATACTCTTGATGATGTATTCAGAGGAGTTAGTTGGTTTGAAAAATTAGACGACAGTTTTTGGAAATCTAAAGCAGGGTTTAGGTCTAACTCAGATTATTTATTGAATCCTAATATTCTTCTTGAATATGATATAAAAATACCAATTACTAAAAACTCAATAGGTAAGCCTACAATTGTAGCAAAACCAATACAAGAAGTTTCTTTACAGGGCGAAAAACGTAAAGGGGTAAAAGATGATTTGTGGCGACACCTAAAAGGTAAAATAAAGGTGTTAGAAAGATATGTTACGGAGGCAACTACATGAAATATATATCACCATCAGATAGAACAGCGATAGCCCCTAATTACACTAATGGGGATGGTTATTACACAACAGATACTCTCATAGCCTCGATGTTACAAATACCTGCCTTTAGTTCTTCTACTAATCCCACATCAGCAGAAGTGGGTACAATAATAAGAAATGTAGAAGATAGAATAGATAGCATTACAGGAACATCTTGGCGACCTATAATTTACAGAGACGAGTACCACAACTTTTCATTCACAAGTAATGTAGTTGCGATACCCACTGATTTTGTAGATTATGTTGGGTTTGTTCAGTTAGATAATCCACACATTCGTAAACTCATAAGATTAGAAATCTATCAAGGAAATAATTATTTAGATTTAGCATCTGCTACTGCCACAGTTAACTTTGATGATTTTACTGCCATCCAAAGTAATACCACACAAATCAATCTTAAATTACCTAACAGTGGTTTAGTGTTTAATTTATTAGCAGGAACTACTGATTCTAGATTTGATTCAACTTATGGTAATCAAACTGCGGCAGAAGAACTTGTAGCACTAATCAATGAAACATTCCCTGCTAACACATCTACATTAACTGGTGCAACTCAAGCAAAAGCACAAACTGATAGTACAGGTGCCAAACAAGTATCAGACTTTTTCTATGCTACATTAGATTCTGAAAATAATAATAAAGTAATAATATCATCTTTATTGCCTAGTGATGATGGGGCTAATTGTTCAATTTATCTTAATGGTAGTTCATCTACAACAACTGCTCATGGTATAACAGTTACAGGCTTTACAGATAAAGAACAGTTAGGTAGGTTAAGTAACTTCTGGACAATAGGGCATGAAGGAAGAATCTTCTTTAGAAAACAATTCCCATATTCATTATCTAATTCAATAAGAGTAACTTATATCGCAGGTAATCAAAGAGTGCCAGCAAGTATTGCAGAAGCCGCTACAAAATTAGCGTGTTGCGAAATATTGCGTCATGATGATTCAACAGTGTTGATTGGCGAAAGTGGCAATCAAATTAGTCCTAGAGAAAAATATGATTTATTAACTTTAGAAGCAAATGAAACATTGAATGCATACAAGAGTACGGTGGTGTTGGTAGATTGAAGTCTTTGAAACAATACATGAAAGATGTCCAAGATTTAGAGGCCATGTTTGCTGAGGCAGGGTTTGGTGCATTTGCTAGAAGATTAAGTCAAGAAGATATAGTGTCTGAGGCATTAGATTTATGGGCCAAAGATTTGAAGGAAGGTAAGTAATATGGATGAAGTGACCTATGTAGTTGAGTTGTTAAAAGGCACTAATATTGCTAGTAGCCAATATGGTGGAACCAATACATGGGCAGGTTCAATTTCTTCATTGTCTATACCTGCGGCACATCAAGTAACTCCAACAATCATAGACATTCGCAATATGACAAAAAATAAAGGTAGGGCTTATGATTTATCTACTGCGGCTTCTGGAGAATCTTCTTCTGACCTTATAGTAGTTTTTGAGGATTCTCAGACAATAACACATCCTACAGTATCTTATGATATTAGGAATGAAACTTACACATTAACATTACACATTCGCACAATACAAGACGACAGGGGGGCAAGTGATGCAAATTTCGCTAGAGATAGATTAGAAAATTTGTATAAAATTGTCCGTCATAGACTTGAAGCGAACCGTAAAGGAGCAAAGGTGACAGTTAGTGGTGACTCTAATTCTTTCGACCTTATATATTTAAGGGGTAGAACGGAGTCGAATGACCGAGCCAAAAGGCTGTTTGGGTACAAAGTTCAGATAGAATTACAAAAGTATGCAGTGGCCTTACCGTAAGTAAGTATGTAGGTGAAAAAAAAATGGTAACGAATAGTGAAGTATGGATGGGGTCTGGTGCATCAGTAACATTAGTCCCAGAGAGTGATTTATTTTTAGGATATGTTTATGGTAGTGGTAGTGGATTAACTTCTGCTACTACAAGCACTGATTTAACTAAAGGGCAATTTCAATTAGCATTAACAGATACTCGTTCTGAGTTTGCTGGTGATGCTACTGCTGGAGTTACATTTGCTGCAACATATTTATTAGTAGAAGATTTATACACAGGATGTATTGTTGATTTTTATGATGGCAGTAATAATTTAATTATTAGTAGAGTTATTTCTGGAAATAATTCCAACACTTTATTTTTCAATGAAACTTACGCCAATTCTAGTTTAACTAAAAATTGTTATTTGATTATAAGAAAATTTGGCACTCCAGTAGTTGGCCCAATTAGGGCAGATGCATCTGGTTCAACAAATCAACCTACATTACTCGCAGATAATTGGATGGGAATAGTAAACACAATTACTTTCCCTAATCCATCAATAGAAGTGTTACAAAAGAATCTTGCTCTTGGAGGAAGTAGAAACTTTACTTTTCAATTTAAAGGAATGGAAAATGCAGATGGTGGTTCTTTTGAAGTTAGTGCTAATCAAGGAACATGGTTGTATTATGCGTTAGGAAAATGCAGTAGTATAAATGCTACCTTTACAGATACAAGTGAAGTAAGTAGTAATTTCGTAGGTGCTGATAGTAGTAATGATTTCTTATTAGATGCTGGACTTACTGCTGCAACTGCTACACTTACTGTAACTGATGGTGACGCTGCAAACGGTATGACTGCGGCCCAAAAGATTCACATTATTAGTTCAGATGGCACAAAAAAAGATTATTTCATTTCTGATAACAATGATGGTGGTCCTGCGACTGGTGCTGTTGTTGCAGCAGGAGACACTCTTAAAAGCACTGGCTCAGTCGTAGCAGGTTCTCTTACAGATTCAGATACAACTGGTGTAGCAATTGGGCTTAACCTTGGTGCTGATACTCAAGCCACTATGCTGGCCGACCTAAAGGCTGCGATTGAACACGCTAATGGTCATAATGGAAAGATTACAGTTAGTGCTGTTTCGGGCACAGGTGATGGTAATCAAACAATTACACTTACTCAAGTTTCTACAACTCATGATGCTTTAGGTAATACAACAATAACAGAAAATATAGACAATCTTGCTAAAACAAACTTTACAGGTGGGACTTTATCATCTGGTGCTTTCTTAGAACAAGGGCCAATATTTTACAGAAAGATAGGAACTACAATTTGTCCACCGATAACTAAAGGTGATTTTTCTGGAAGTGGAGCGCAAAACCAAATAGAAAAATTAACAGAACCAACAGAAAGTTCTGGTAGTATTTTGAATGCAATTACTTATACTTTCGGAGAAGCCAATGGTAGTGATTTACCTTCTTTTACATTAGAACATGTAATCGAAAAAGGTTCACCTACACAATCTCTATTATCCGATGGTTCAGACCAAACATATTCAACTACTGCTGATGATGCTGCCGACAAGAAAATCACTTTAAGGGTAAGCGATGAAGTATTTTCAAGAATAGCAACAGGTAATACGGTCAATACTCTAACTTTAATGGCTAATGAAGGTGAAGAACTTAAAATGAGTATGGACTTGATGACCAAACAAATCGTTAGACCTCAAAGTAATGATACGACTTCTGATGCTGGTTCTGCTTATTTCGCTAGGAGAGGAGTAACTGATGAAAGAGATTTAATTAATTTCGGTTCAGCAGCAGGTGGAGCAAACAACTCTGTTGAGGGTTTTCTAAAACCATTCTTTTTCCATGATGGTAGTTTAAGTATATTTGGTCAACAGTTTTTGAAAATATCAAACTTTACATTAACAATAAACAATAACTTACAAGAAAAAAGATTTGTCGGTAATTACAAGAAAGGCTCAAAATCAATTTTGCCAGCACAACGAATGTATGAAATTACATTAAGTGGTTTAGTTACAGATTCATTATTGTTTGACCAATTATTAAATGAAGCAGAAAATCCAAGCACAAGTGGGCAAATGATTGAGTTAACATTTACTAAGGAAAATGGTGAAAACATTACACTGAAATTTACAGATTATTTTGTTAGTGCGGCTAACTTCCCAATACCAGAAGATAACAGTCCTTTCATTGTAGATGCTACAATTATGCCAAGAACTTTGAATACATGTACAGTGAAGACACACTGGTTATTACAAGGGTGATTAAAATGGAAAAAAAAATAGGGTCAAATCCTTTTCGTAGAGAAGCACTAAACAAATTAAAAAAATTACAAGAAAAGAAAAAAGAAGTAGATAATGTTAAAAAACCAACCACTAAAAAACGTGGCCGTCAAAGAAAAAAAAGTGGTAGAGGAAGATGAGTGAATGGCAATCTGTGTTGAAATCTACTTCTATTGAAAAACAAACTTCTAATGAAGTAATGGATAAATTTGTAGAAAATTTAGGAAAAGTCATAGCAGATTACCAAAAAGAACAACAAACTAATCAATCCACAACAGCAACACAACCAACTCAACCAACTCAAGCACCCTCGGTTGCGGGCAGAGCAGATACTATAAGTGTTGGAGGAAATAAACCAGCAAGTGGTTATAAAACTTATACTTCTGAAGAAATCCAAGCGTTAAGAGGAGCAGGAGTTAGCACTAGCGAAATAAAACGATTAGATACTGCTAGAGCAAAAAATACGCAAAAACCACCATCATTAGCCGCACCAGCAGCAGGAGTGGCACCAACAAGCGTTGCGGGTGATATAGCACCACAAAAACCATTTTCAGCAAGAACAACACCTCCAACATATACTGCTTCGCAAGCAAATATAGATAGAGCGATGCGCAGATTACCACCTTGGGCAGAGAAACTTAGAGAACGTCAAGCAACTGCTCAAGTGACTCAACAAGAAGGTCAACCTGCTACTTCTCAAGTGAGGCAGGACTCTTATGATAGAGGAAAAGACGACCCTAGAACAAGAGGGCTTCGGCCAACAAAGCCAGTTGGTGGTCAAGGTAGAGTTAAACGTACTCCAACACAAAAAGATAAAACTATGGCTCAACAAGGATTATCTCTAGCCCAGCAACGTGAGTTAGAAGTTGATACACTTGTAGGAGAAACACTACAGGATAGGAGAGAAAGACAACGAAAATAATATTCACACCAAAACAATGTATGTAAGTAAAAAGGTGAAAAAAATGAAAAAAGTAATAACAGATAAATCAGCATTATTTGCTGGTGGAGCAAGAGAGCATTATATTCGAGTCGCTCCCGATTCGGATGAATACCTAAAAGTTTGGGTAAAACAACCAACATGGCTACAAGTAGAACAAGCAATGGCCTCTATTATGAAAATAGATAATAGAACAGGAAACATGGATTTAGATTTAAATGCCATGTATAAATACATGCTTGAAAATTTTATTGAAAAAACCGAGCCACAATTATCACCAATTGATATTATAAGATTAACACCTTATGTTGGAAACCAAATAAAAGAAATTCTCCCTAACCCAATGGATATGTCGGGGGATGAAGAAAAAAAAGGACTTTCCGAGATGGTCTAAAGGGTAAGCAGGTAGATATAAAATCCATGTCTAGGATTATGGTCTACATGTTATCCCAAGCACTATCTATAAGTCCATTAGAAGTTTACAATTTACCAAGTGATTTATTCAAAGATATGTTAATAATATATGGAGAAGTGGAAAAGATTAAAAGTGAAGAAATGGAGAAGGCGTTGAGGAAGAAATGAGTTTTGTAGATTTTGAAAATACGGTTAAATCGCTTCGTGCTGAACTTCGAGGAGGTTCAGAAGACGCAGGAGGTTTTTTAAATAAACTTTCTGATAATAGAGCGATTGCTGGTTTATCTCGTTTCGATAATAGTGTTGGTCAATTACTCTTTAAATTTAGAGGTCTTGTTGACACTTTTGCATCAGTCAAAGGTAGAATTGGAAGTGTAATCAATGCCTTCAATGTTTTTTCGAGTGCTAGTGCAAAAGAAAATAAAATAATCCAAGATAAACTTGGTGGTTATAAAAAATTAATACGTGATTTTAAAAATATAAAAAAAGCACATAAGGAAGGCACTGTTGGTGCGATGGAATATGCTGATGCTATTAAAGGGCTAAAAGATGCTGGAGTTTTAGATAGTAAAGGAAAACCTACGGGTGGTTTCTTTGGTAATTTAAAAGCATTCGTTAACACTGGATTAAAATTATTCAAGAATTTTTTAATGTACGGAACTTTACTTGTTATTGGGTTTGCTTTATTATTCCCAATACTAAAAGAAAATTTACCAAAAATAAAAGGTTTATTTGCAATAGTAAAAGAAAAATTCAATCAAGTTGTTGATACTCTCAGACCAGTGTTTGAAGCAATCAAAGTATTTTTCAAAGTGTTACTTGACCCTAACGCTACTTGGATAGAAAAAGTAGGTGCTTATGTTATTGTACTTGGTAAACTAGCAGAAGCGTTGGTCAAATTAGCACTTGCTGCTTTAGCAGGTTTAGCCAAACTATTATTAGCAAGTGTAACAAAACTCTTAGTTCCAATGATTGTCAAATTCTTTACAGATATACCTATATTTTTAAAGAAATTTTATGATGAATTTTTAGGGCCAGCATTAGGTAAACTTAAAGATGCTTTTATGGACTTCGTTGGAAAACATGGCGGCACTGTAAAAAGAACTGCAAAAGGAGTAGGATTAGGTGCCATAGGCGGTGCTGTAGTTGGCGGTGCGATTGGTGCATTAACACTCACTCCCTTTGGAGTGGTAGCAGGGGCAAAGGGTGGTGCTGTTGCTGGTGGTGCTTTAGGAGGGTTCATTGGCTCTAGAGCAGATGGTGGCCCAGTTATGTCTGGTAGACCTTACATGGTCGGAGAACGAGGCCCAGAATTATTCATGCCAAACTCTAGTGGGACGATAATACCCAACGGTGCAGGGAATACAATCAATGTTAATGTTAGCGGTAGAGTAGGTGCAAGTGACCATGAATTAAGAGACATTGCTAGAAGAGTAGGACAAATGGTTAGTAAAGAAATTAATAGAACTACTAGTTTTGGGGTGAGATTATGAGTACAGCAACACCAAGCGCAGGTCTAAGTGGCCACCATGTATTTTTACAGTTGGCCGCTAGAGAATCGGCTTTTGGTGGAGCAGTAGAAGCCATAGGTAGTGATATGCAAAACAGAATTGCACTTAAAGCAGATAACATTACAATATCTACTAGTAAAGTAGTTCCTTCTATGCCTATTCCATTTTCTGGTATTGTTACTGGCGAATCAACTAATGTTGGTGTAGATTTAGGAATGTGTACAAAAACAATTAGTTTATCTGGGGTGATAACAGAACAAACTATTACTAAGGCTTATCCATTAAATTCTATTGATACTGTTACTGCTTCATTAGCAACTGAATTGGATAGAAGTTCTACGCCAGAAAAAACTACATCTACAAATAATAATTTTGATGTTGTGACTGTTGACATGACGGCACATGAAGTTGCACAACTAATTCATTCTTATGTTGATTCTTCTATGGTTCAACGGCAACAAAACCTTAATGAATTAATTATTTTAATTCCATCTTTTGTATCTAAATATTGGTTATATCATAACGATACGATTGCAGATGGTGCTACTAGAAATGTCGATAGTGCTGTTATGGTTCCTTTTAGTTTTGCAGTTAGAGGTGAGGGAAAAGAGGGTGCTAGATTAGATAATTTTATGACCACAGGCACAACTGCTTTCCCAGACGAATTTTCATCTACTGGTAACTCTGCTGGTTTAACTGGTTTTATTAGAAATTTTTCTACTCCGTTTATAGGTGGACAACCACATGTAGAGTTCAGCATGGATTTTGAAGTGGCTTTTATTCCTATGGGGTGATATTATTCCAATAAACATGTACGTTTCAAATAGGAAAGCATTAGTATTTCCTGTGATGTGCAACGGACATATAAAAATTCCAGAAGTTTCTGGAGAAGGGTTTGGATTATTTGGACATGAAGGTAGTTTTACAATTGAAACTATTATTACCCCATATGATGTAAATGGTTGGGGGTTTGATTTTGAATTACAATCTAGTGGTATTGCATCTCCTGTGGGCGATGCTGGTGTTTTGTCTAGTAGAAGAACGATGCCTTCTAATTGTGATGACACCCCAAATGATTTTGAAGATTTTCTATATTCTCCCTCTCATGGTGGAACAGGAACAATTCAAGTTGGTGGGGTTGAATTACGTTATCTTCAAGAGATGACATTATTTTATAATGGCAATGTTAGTTTAAGTTTAGTTAACAATACAAACCACAACACAAATCAGCCCGCAGAATATCAAGTTAAATTCCAAGTACACAATAATGGCACAACCAAATCTATAACTTCAGACTCAGTGATAACTGCTGACCACACCCATACTGGAACTAAGACCACAAGAGCATATGCAACAACTGATTATAATGAAAATGTGTATGAAGGGGATAATAAAATAAGATATAGAAAAGCAGGAACTACAGTAAACGGGGCTACATCAAGTGCTGCTAATTTTACTGCTACTACACAATATAGAGTTTACAAAGGTCAAAGATTATACACTTTGAGTGGGACTACATTTACTTCGATTGGGACTGTAACTGGGATAAGTGGTACAACTATTACTATGAGTCAATCTAACTCGTTATCTAATGGGGCAGTTCTTTATACTGATGCTTACAAAGAAGCATTTTACATGTTTAACTCATTTCATATAGCAGCAGTTTACAATGATATGACTAAAGTTATGACATTATATGTCAATGGCAAAAAAGTAAAAAGAGACGTTATTAATGTTAGTGGTGTTTTTTCATTTCAACAGGCAGATAGTTATATTGGGCAAGTTCCTGTAAGTGGATTAGGTAATCTTAACAACACTATTGGCCCAACTGGTTATCAATTTGGGACACCCACACAATTTATGGGAGAATTACATGAGTTTGCTATATTGAATGATTCTAAAGAACATTTTGATGTTGTTGATACTTTGGCCCCTAGTATTAGAAGTGTATTGTTATATTATAGATTTGAGGAGGCGAACTTGTAATGGCTGGAACTAAACAATTGACAGTCATGAAAGAAGGCTCAACACCTATGACAACTATAACAGGGTCTAACATTCAATTTTCTGTTCCCACAAATCCACTATTAAAAGATAAAAATAGTTTCCCAACAGCAGATTATAAATTTGTTTGTTATGAAATTTACAATAGTTCAAAATTACCAACTGCCTCTGGTGTTTCTTCTAGTGCTTACGGTGTATCTAACTCTGATGGTTCGTCAGATGCAACATTATCTGGTTTAGTAAACAGAGCATATCCAACAGGTATTACTGGTGTAACAATAAACAATGGTGGTGGCTATAGCACTAGCAATGATACTTTTACTGTTGATGGTAGAGATGCGACTTTATATTTTTCAGAAGGCAATGAGGTTTTTGATGATGGTGGAAATCTAATAGGAACAATCAATGCTGTTACTTCTACCTCTATTGAACTTAAAGCCAATGCGTTAGTCGCTGTTTCAAATAATGAGGTTCTTAGGAGTAATACATCTGATAGTTTTGACGATTATTTGTTGAACTTAGGAAGGACAAAACCGTATAGACTTAGAGTATTTGATGCGGAACGAGCAATAGGGCAAGAAATGTCTACTCTAAATACTAACATCGCAACTAATGATTTTTTTGTTGTGATTCATGCAGATAATGCTAATTTACACCATGTAGCCAAAATAACAAATGTAATAGCCTCTGATGGTGGAACACATGATTTTATTGAGTTTGACCCGCCAATGGCAGCAGATGTCCCCATCAATACTAAATTTTCAATTTACAAAGGCCCACTAAAAACAAGGACGGATGCTGTTGCTGTTGCTTATGGGTTATTAAACACTGAAACTAATTTCGATAGTAGCGGAGATGGTTCTGATGATATTACTGTAAATAAGCACATTGAATATACTTATCTGGCCGCTCCTAATTTTTACTTTTATAATGATAGGTTGAGGAAAGATGACCAATTAGACCATGATGTAAAATATATAGTTAGAAGAAGTATTTTAAAAAGTGACAATAGTGAAATACATGACGTTTCTGTATTTACTACTAAATCAGAGTTTGGTAAATTTATATCCGATACAGGAGAATATAACCATCATGGTCTTTTAGTGGATAATCTTAGGGTGGCAGATGAAGTAACTTTAACCGTTTCTACTCAAACTATTACACAAGATAATGTTACAGCATATAGAAGATATGTTGACGATAATGATGGTGACGCAACACCTTTCGGTTTATCTAGTAAAACAGCCTCTTATACTCCAAACACTACTGAGTTTAAGGACATTGCTTTGAATATAACTAGAGAAAGAAGTGGATTAGTAGACGTGACTCAGTCACAAAATGATGGGCCAAAAAGATATTTGTATTATGATGATAGTGCAATCAAAAATGAAATCATCCCAAGAGTTATGGATGTTCAATTTTCAGATTCGATTACTACTGCGGGTTCATATGCAGAAATTAAAATAGCAGATACTCAAAACATAATGGCAAAAAAAATAGAAATATATGACCCTATAGAATTAAAACAACTTGTAAGTAGAGGAGAAATAACTTATTTAGAAAATTCTAAATTATTTGGTACTATTACTTCTCAATCTTCTGGTGATACGGTTTTGGTTTTTGACGATTTAGAAGAAGGGCAAGATTTGAGAACTTTACTTGCATTTGGTAGTCTGTTTGAAACAATTAGAATAAATTCACATCGTTATAGAATAAGTGCTATTGGAGCCCCTTCTAGTGGTTCACAACAAGTTACTATTTCACATCATAGAGCATCCGATGCTTCTAGTTTTTCTTCTGGAGGACTTCAAGAAAATTTGACTTCTGCCGTAGCGCATAGAAGAACTTGGTCAAAATTGACCTCTACTCTCATGGTAGATTTCACAATAGATACTCAAATAAGTTATAATTCACTTCCTTTATCTGCTGATATAGTTATAGGGAGTGATACGCTTTCATATAATGGTGTAGCACTTACTGACTTTTCTGAATCTAGAATTAATGGTTTAGAATTAACATTACTGGGCAACAATAATTTTAGGGGACAAAGAGTAAAAGTAAAATATGGAGATGCTAAAAATGGCTATGTTAAGTTGCAAGATTTTACTAGAAGTTATTATTCTACCTTATCTCAAGGCACAGGCTTAACTACTAATAACATGGTACAAGGTTATTTTCCTGTAGATGTTATGACTAATATTGCAGGAGTTACAACGTATCAATCAGCAGTAAATTTAACAGATACTTCCCTAAAAACTCCTAGTTTATTAGATTATTTTTCTGGTGGTTTTGTAGTAGAAAAAACAATATTCAAAGGTAAAGTAGAAACTTTAGAAGAAAAAACAGAATTCGGTGGAAGTCAAATTTTAAATATAACTGGTAGAAGCGATATTTCTAAATTGTTAAATCCTGTATTAAATAAAAGTTTTAAGTTTTCAGAAGACTGGGTTTATTCTACCTTATCTCCTTATCAAGAAATAATTGACACTGGAAGGAATACAGCAGAAACAGTAGAAATAGGTGAGGTGTCTATTGACGCAAGTGCAAGTGGTACTTTCACTGGAGATATTATTTTTAATAGTAGTGGGAGATTCATGGGTATTTGCGGAGATAGTGGAAGCACTTTTAAATTAGAAGACGGTAGTTTATCTCATTCTGGTAATAGTAAAGATATATTTAAGTCGACATATAATTTATTAGATTCTAATATTACTGGTTCTAGTGCTTCTAGTAGTTCAAACCATATCCTATTTGGTAAAGCAATAACTTCTAATCCCCTATTGACTAATACTCCTACACCATTGAAAGGAGCATCGAATAAAGGTTTTTTCTTTACTAGTGGCAATAGGTTAACATTTAAGATTACTTCTGAGTTATTAGATTCCACAGAAGGCTCAACTCTTATTGGTACTAGTTCTTCCTCAGATGGTAGGGCTAGAGGATATTTCTTAGATGAAATTAGAGATGTTGGAGATTTAGATATTGGTTTTTATGCAAAGGCAAGAGATGAAGGAATACACACAATAAATTCTTTATCACATTACACTGTTGTAAATATAGAAAGTGGAGAGGGTGAAGTGGCTATTGAATTAGCCCCTAATTGTCCTGCTATTCTAGCAAGAGTAGATAGGAATGCAAACGATATAAGATTTGAAACCGTAACTGTAACCACTACACAAATAGATGCTGCTAGTGACGATGATAGTTCTCAAACTTTTTTTGATGGTACTACCTATGCAGTGGGACATAGACACTCAATAACTGTAGATACTGGAAGCCCTAATGCCAATATTGGTGAAGGAAATCCTGTTTACAAAAGTGATGGAACTTTTGTAGGTGTTATTTGGAAAATTCTTGCCGTCACTGGGGCCACTACTCCAAGTGAGTGGCAAGTTCTTTTTTATTCTGCTTTACCAGTTAGTCTAACTGAAAATGAACAACTGTATATTTGTTCTACTAAATATACACATGGGATGTATTTCATAAATACTCAAGGGTTAAATGATGGTGGTTTATTGATGCATGTTCATCCAAGTTTAGGTAATAGTAGAAAACCAATAAGATTTACTGGTAACTTTACAGATGCTTATAAATCTATTACCCCATCAATAGAAAACAAATCAACTAGTGATAGATTTGGAGAGCCAATATATCGCTATATTGATTTACAAAGAGGTACAAAAGGCGGTCTTAGGAGAACTACTAATAATAGAGTAACAGGTCAAAAACATTTAGAGTATAAAGTGCAAAGTGGAAATATCCATGCTTATGCCCCAGCATTCAAAGCAAAACAAGGAATAGTCGGAACATTTCATCAACCCGTTCCTATTACTAAAGATAGTAAATCAGATGATTTCAATGGTGGTGGAATAGGTAGGCCAGAATCTAGAGGAGTTGGCCCAGCACACGGTAGTAATACATTAGATGAATCTGTAAAAAATAAAGGATATTCTCATTTTAGTAGAATTGCAAAAATAGCAGCCGTTTCTGGAAATGCTTGGGCAATAGATGGTGCTACAGGTGCAAGTTTTGGTGATGGCAATAGTGCTGATGGTGCTGGTGCAACAAATATTCATGGTAAAGTAGATTTTTGGCGTTGGGGAAATCCTTTAGAAAAATTAAAAAATATAGTAGAAAGATTAGACCCTAAAACTATAAGTTATCATTTATTTTCCCCTTGTGATTTATTTCCAGAATCCATGTCTAGACCAAATCATTTAGGATATGCTGCTAGAGATTTAACTGATTATAATTTAGTATTACACGATAGGGGGGCTTATAGAAGGTCTGATGTATTACATGAAAGTTATGCAGGTTCATTATCTTCACATGAAATGACAGACGAATCTTTTGAAACTGTACCAATTACTTCATCTTCTATTACTAGCGACCAAATTAAAAGATTTGGTTTGATGAGATTAATTGAATTAACATTTGATTGGCATTTTAATGTAATTGATGCTGAGAACCCTCCCGAAGATGATACTAGTATAGATGGTGATGATGAATACCAATTTTTCCCATCAAGGGCTATGAATACTTACACTCCTGCTGGTTCTTATAAAATCACAAGTTGGGATAGTATCACAGTTGCTAATGTTCAAAAATATACTAGTGGTTCTTGGGGTACTCCTAATGAAGCGACTATTGATGCTGATTTTGCAAATCAAACTAATGAAGCGGGCGCAGGTTTGCTTTTTACTGAAACAGGGGATTTAATTGGGTATGTTGGTAGCAGTGGGTCAGCATCTTCCGCAGACGGCAAATTGACAATAACAGGAGGAGGAAGTCCTGTAACTCAATTTCCAACAGGTTCAGATTCATTATATACTGGTGTAATCTTTCAATTTAGACATATAAAAACTAATATAAATCAAGGTAAATTTAGTAATGTTCTAAGAGGTGTGGGAGAGGCAGACTCTACTGTAGCCACAAGTACATCCAAATATCATCAATTAAAAGGTGCAGTATTTTCTGGAAGATATTTTGGTGGTGCAAATTATGATGATAATGCCAAAGATACCACTCTTAATTTTAGCACTGCTTCTGGTTCTATTGGGTTTGCTAAAACAGGAGATAACGCAACCACAATACAATCTGAATTTGCTACAGGTAGTTTCACTGGAAATCCTGCTTCAACAGGTAGTGGGGTAATAACTGCTATTAGTATAAACACATCTAATTTAGCGGTTGGGGATTATGTCTTTAGTGGTGAGGTTTCTGGAGCAATCGCTAGTATAGATGCTTCTGACGAAATTACTCTTGATGTTAATAGCACTGGGACTACTGCTGGCCAAACAATTTTTTATGTTAGAGATGATAATTTAGCACTATTAAGATTGCCTCCAGTATTTGATAATATAGATGGAACATGGACTGGAAATCCATTTTTGTTTGAAGACCCAGACAGTGTATATGCAACTCAAACTCATCATGCTCAAGGAGATATGTTTTTTACTTCTAGAGTCATGTATTATTTATCACAAGGGCTTCATGTTTATAGGGGAACTAAAGCAGTTGTTCTTGATAGATTTAGTATTGAAGATACTACCTCTGAAACATTATCTAAAGGGATGGTTTTCCCTGTTTCTGATATGTTTTACAAGCACTATCAAGATGGTTCAAACAATGCACATGTAGAACTCTTCTTAAAAATGTCTAGTAAGAAATTTGAATCTGATAGTGCGGATGCTACAGAATATCCCCCTACTGGCCCATACATACAATTCGCTAACAAAAATTCTAATGGAGTAGTTAATACTAATGTTACAACTGAAAATGCTGCTAATAATGTTGGGGATGGGGCGAAAGTTGTATTCAAACCTTTATTACATTTAAATCAAGGAGGATATAGTAGCGATACTCCTGCACAAAATGAATTTTGTGTTATTGATTTTGGTGAAGACGATGGTGATGATATTCTACCAAGTGGGTATTCTACTTCTGCAAACACTGGCTCTGTAGGAAAAATTACTATCACTTTAGATGGTTCTACAGGGGATGCTGATGAAAACAGTTGGCTATTGTTCTCTCCCAATTTAACTGGGTATTACTTAGTTTCAACAGAGGGCTATGACCAAGACGGAAATAAAAATTCCAATGATAATGCTGCTTACCCTACTGGTACTTGGAGTAATGGCACTGCTAATGCTGATAATGCCCATTTACCTTTTTTAGCAAGCCCAGAAGGATTAATCCCAAAACATATAATGCATGTTATCAGTCATGAAATTGTATTAGGTAATGAGTCTGATGGAGATGCAGGAACAGCAGGTAACGATGGTACACCATATAACACAATACAAAAACACATATTGATAGTAGATAATTTAAACACAAGTTCTACTTTTATTTCTAATTATTATATGATTATGAGGCCAGCAGAAACTTGTATATATCCTAATACCCCTCATGATAAAATTGATTTATACAAGTGTAGTTCTAAATATACAAAACAAGCATACAGTGACGAAATGTATTCGACTACTGCTCACATAAATATTTGGAACGGAGAAAATGTTGGAGGATTTAAAAACCAAATTGGGTTTAATGAGGCAGTTCAATCTATGTACGTTTTAGTAAATACAGATTCAACATCTAGTGATATTCAATTAGTTCCTAGAGGTGTTGAAAACATCGCTAATACAGGCTCAACATATGGAACATCTAGTCCAACTTTTAATTATTATTCCACACTGTTTGGGAAAGACAAAAGATTTGAAGATGGAATTTCTTATGACGTGTTGTTAAATGATGGTGATACCAATGAAAGAAAACAAATGGGTGTATCTGTTAGTGCTATTGCTAATGAATTAAAATGTAGATTAGATTTTGGTTCTAAATTTTCTAATAAAATGGCTGGTATAGTTTCTGTTGGAGAAATATTCACAGTGAAAACCCCATTACCTTCTAAGATAAGAAATCCAGTTAAAGCAAACATTGCATCTACAGTTACTATTGCTTCTGAGGCAGAAGACATAGTTAAGAATATAATGAAAACACACGACATTGATTTCACTGAAACAAGTTTAGAGTTTCCTTATTTCACAGGCCCAGAATTCAATGGAACTGATTTATATAATTCTATAAAATATTTATTAGACTTTAAAGATAAAAAGTTGATTGTAAAGCCTAGCGGTATTACCTTAAGGCCAGATACTTCTGATTTAGATTATTCTCCAATAAGAATATCAGAAAAAGACAGTACAGTTCAAGTAATAGATGTCCATAAAGAAGATTCACGTTATGATTTCTTTAATGAAATTATAGTATATGGTAGAGATGTAAAATCAATCAGAAGACTAGGTAGAAGCATAAAAGAGATAGGAAGAAAAACATTAGAACATGTGGACGAAACCATAGTTACTCAAACCGAGGCAGATTCTAAAGCATTAAAATTATTAAATTTACATGGTAAAAGTAGTTTTAGAATAACTGTAAAAATACCAATAACTAATGTTGAATTACTTAGAGTTGGTGATATTATCACTATGCATTTCCCAAATAAAAATATACCCAATGGAGAATATTTAATTTTTGAAATACGATATAATAATATGGGTATTATGGAATTAGAAGTTGGAGCATACAATAAAGGTTTAACAGATAGCATCGCTGAACTTATGGTCAAAAATAAAAAGACTCTTTCGTTCTTAAGGTCAACCAGATTTAAGGCTGTAGACGAAAGTTCTAACT